GAACGGCGGCAGGGGCGGCGGTGGTGGATCCGCAGCCGTGAACAGCAGCTTCAGGGGCGGCGACGGCGGTTCCGGGTTTGTGGTTTTGGAATTTGTAGAGGCATAAACCATGTATTCACGTTATGAAATTTTGGATGCTGGCGGCGCGGTGGCGAACATCATCGAGGCCGACCTTGCTTTCGTGGAGGCTCAGCACCCCGGGCGCTGGCGTCTTGCGGAGCTGCAGAGCCAGCCTGAGCCAACACCACCCGAGCCCGAGTGGGCCTGGTACATCGACCACGGGCCGTTCACCGACCGCCTGGGCGGCGCTGCTACCGTGACCATCGACACGTCCACTGCCGCCGGCTTCGTGGCGATCCGCGCCGACTTCGCGCGCCGCAAGTGGATCGACCTGAAAGACCCGCGTGTGGCGGCCACAGTGGGCTATCTGGCCGGCCAGCCGCTGCCGGGCCTGGGCACGCTGGCGACGCCCCTGCTGACCGCAGAGCAGGCCGATGCGGTGCTGAACACGCCCGTCACGCTGGCCGAAAACCTGGCGCTGCGGAAACTGTACTTTTCCTGATCGGACTGTATGAAGCTGGCTTCCTACGTGGGCACGCGCTCCGGCATCATGGGCCTGGGCAATATCCTGATCCGCCTGCGTCTGGGCGGCCGCGAAAGTCACAGCGAGGTGGTGTTCGAGCCCGGCGACGGGCCCGCTGTCGCCGCGCTGATGCCCGATGGCAGCCTGGAGCCGGACGCCAACGGCGCGCTCTGGTGCTGCTCCAGCGTGGGCCTTGAGCGCATGCCGCCCGGGTTCCGCCGTGCTGGCCGCTTTGGCGGTGTGCGCTTCAAGCGCATCGTTGTCAGCGGCGACCACTGGGCCCTCGATGACGTCAGCGCCGACCCGCTGCGCGCCGCGCTGTGGGCGCGCGAAAACGCCGGCAGCCTCTACGACTGGCAAGCCATCGCCCGTTTCCTGCTGTGGGTGCTGCCCCAGAAGCTGTCGCGCGGCATGTGCAGCGAGGTGTGCGCACGCATGTTCGGCGTGCCGGCCGAGGATGCCTACCTGCTTGATCCACGAACCCTGCGCGTCGTTGTCCGCGCCCGCCTGCTATGAACTACCTTGACTACCTGATCGCCGCCGGTGTTCCAGAGGCCCGCCACGCCGAGGCGCTGGCCTACATGGAAAACTGCGAGCGCCAGTACGCCGACGCCGGGATTGCGCGCCACAAGCTGACCGCCTGGGCGGTGGTGGGCTGGCTGCTGCTGACCGGCAAGGTGCCGTTCGAGGCCGATGCGCTGCCTGAGCGCTGGAAGAACTACGACAACGACGTGTCGATCAACGGGGACCGCGGTGTCTGGTTGTGGGCTGACAATAAGGAGGGCACCTACGCCGAGCTGCAGCCCGCCCCGCTGGACGACAGCGCGCGCCAGTACAGCTACTTCGGCAAGAGCCACCCACGCAGCAAGTGGCACCGCTGGCTCTGGCTGGGCACGCGCAACATGGCGTCCCGCTTGGCGTCCGATACCGGACCCGCCATCACCCCGGAGATGCGCCCTCGCCTGCAGTGGTGGGGCGACAAGGCGACCGACCGAAGCCACCCCGGCGTGGTGGTGCACGAGCTGGATGGCCACTGGTCGATCTATTCGGTGGAGCGTTGGCACTTCGGCCTGGTGATCCGCCGCAACATGGGCGTGAAGCTGGCCATGGCCGTGGGCGGCCTGCGCCGCCGCGCGCCCATCGTCATGATCAAGTTCTCGCTGATCCGGGGCAAGAATGCACCGGCAACCCCAACGGTCGAACAGGGAGGTGTATGAGCCTTGCTAGAAGAATTGCAACGATGTTCGGGGCGTCTGGAACAACGATCAGCCCGGATCTGCTCGCGCTGCCAGCGTCCGTGCCTGCTGGCACCATGGTGCCGTTCGGCGGGGCCTCCGCCCCTGCGGATTGGCTGTTCTGCCACGGCCAGGCGGTAAGCCGCGCCACCTTTGCGGCGCTGTTTGCGGCGATCGGCGTCACGCATGGCGTTGGCGATGGGTCTACCACGTTCAACCTGCCGGACATGCGCGGCCGCGTACCAGCGGGCAAGGACGACATGGGCGGCTCGGCCGCCAACCGGCTGAATGTCACGCTGACCGGCACCAGGGTCAGCACCGCAAGTGGCAGCATCACCGGGCTGTCGAGCACCGCTGGTCTGTCGGTCGGCATGCGCGCCTTCGGTACCGGAATCGGCACTGGCGCTGTCATCACCGCAATCACCAGCGGCACCGCCGTGACGCTGTCGGTGAACTCGACGGCCACCGGGTCTGGCTCCATCCGCTTTGCCGTGGTCGACGGAGCGACGCTGGGCGCTGTTGGTGGCTCGCATGTGCACGCGCTGTCGCTTGATCAAATCCCGGCGCACACCCACACCGTCACAGCGCCCGCTGCACCCACGCAGCTCGGGTACACCGGATTCAACGACAACTCGCCGTTGAATGGCGTCCCAGGCAGCGCGGGCGACACCTCTGGTTCTGCTGGATCCAGCGGATCGCACTCGAACGTGCAGCCCACGATCGTGGTGAACTACCTCATCAAGACCTAGCGGCGTCGTGATGGAAGAATGTCGGCATGGCTGAACCGACATCGACGGCCGCGGGCGTTACGCTCACGGTCTTTCTTACCGCGCTGCTCGGGCCCTTCTTTGGGCCTTACGCAGTCATTGTGATGTGCGCGCTGCTGGGGGCTATGTGGCCCCTGTCGGTGATGCCAAATACCACCCGGGTTTCCGGGGCCTTCTTCCTTCTGCGCATTGTGTCGACCGCCGTCGTGCTCACCACGTCTGCGGCCTGGTACCTTGAGAAGACCTACGAGTTCCCAGCCGTCCACGGCATGGCCGTGGTCGCGTTCTTCATCGGCGCGCTGGGTAATGGATGGGGGCCTGTGCTTTCCGCTTTGCGTCAGGGCCTTGCGGTCGTGGCAAAGGGCATTGGCGGCGCTGCTGCAGCGTCCGACAAGGAGCAGCGATGAGCCTCACATTCATTCATGTCGTGTTGTCCCTGGCGTTGCTCTACAGCCAGTTTTGCCGGTCGGTGAAAACGGACAACAACACACACGCAGGGATTCTGGCCGCCTTCTACCTGCTCACCGTCGCGGCCGTCCTCTCGCTTTTTGCGCCGCTCGTCCTGCCCAACTGGCGACCGTCCATCGAGACCATAGTCCTGCTTTTGGCAATCTCCGTCGTCCAGGCCGTGACCTCAAGATTCTGGCGATGTGGCGCCCCTGGGAGCTTTGTAAATGACCGCGATAACCACTCAGAAGTGGGCTGAAATTCTGGCCGGCTGCGGCGTCAGGCTGGCAACGGCTGGGCGCTGGGCGCCTGTCTTCGCCGCCGAGATTCGGCCTGGTGTCTTCTCCGCCGGCCTCGCTGAGCTGGACGACTTCCTCGGCCAGGTGCTGCACGAGTCGTCGATGCTGGAACGCCTGGAGGAAGGCCTGTCGTACAGCGCCGAGCGCCTGTGCGTGGTCTGGCCCAACCGATTCCCCACGCTGGCCGCCGCGCGCCCGTATGCGCGCAGCCCCGAGGCGCTGGCAAACAAGGTGTACGGCGGCCGCCTGGGCAACGTGCAGCCTGGTGATGGCTGGCGGTTTCGCGGGCGTGGCTTGATGCAGGTCACCGGCCGGGCAAACTACACGGTGGTGGGCGCGGCGCTGGGTATGGACCTGGCCGCCAACCCCGACCTACTGGCGCAGCCGGCGATCGCTCTGCGCGCCAGCATCGCCTGGTGGGAGCGCAACGTGCCCGACAGCGCCATGGGCGACGTGAAGCGCGTCACCAAGCTGGTCAATGGTGGTCACCATGGGCTGGACGACCGCGCCAAGCTGGCGGCACTTGCCGGCAAGGTGCTCGCGTGAACTGGCTCACCGTCGCCGCGGCCGCGGTGTCCGCCGGCCTCATCTTTGGCAGCGCGTGGCAGATTCAGGATTGGCGGTTCGACGCCAGGGAAAAGGAGCGGCTGGAGCAAGAGGTGGAGCTGCGCCGCATGGACGCGAAGCGCGTAGACACGGCCGCGGTCAACCACGAAACTTTCAAGGAGCGCGAGCGTGTCGTCTTTCAAACCATCACAGAAACCGTGGACCGTATTGTCGAGCGGCCTGTTTATCGCAACGTCTGCCTTGATGCTGACGGCGTGCGCGCCCTTAACTCCGCGATACGAGGGGCCGCAGATTCAGGCGTCCCTGCGCCAGAATTGCCCGCCGCTCGCTGAGGTGCGGGACGGCACGGCGGGCACGGTGCTGCGCTGGGGCGTCGGCGCCGCCCAGATGTACCGCGAGTGCGCGGATCGCCACAAAGCCCTGGTGCAGGCTATCAACGACGCCGGCGTTCAGTAGCCGACGCGCACGGCGTGCACAGCTTGAAGCCATGCGCCCGGCGCACCGGGTGCATTTCCGCGCCGCATTCCACGCATTCCTCGGGGCCGTACCCGGCGTCTCCCGGCTTGTAGCTGACCACCTCGCGTGGTCGGTTGTTGATGGCCCAGATTTTGGCTTCGTGCTCCTGGGCGTTGTCTTCGAGTGACATGGTTCTCCGATGCGTGTTTCTTGCTGCGGATTGTGACGTCACGCAGCGAGCAGTTTGTTGCTCTTGCGTATATTGTCGAGCGCGGGGATGGCTTGGAGATTCCACGGGACGTGCAAGCCGCACACCGTCTTTCCAGCAATGGGGACAATGTGGTCCACGTGATGCGGGATACCTGTTTCATCGGTTAGCTGAATCGACTCAAAATAAACCGCGCTGATTTTCAGTCGGTCATCTCGGGTCAGCCATGGTGGAGTGGCGTCCAGGACCTTTTTTCTCCGCATGGCCGCCTTTTCGATTTGGCTGACCCGGTTGTTTGCATACCAATCGAACCACGCAGCCTTCAGCGTCTCGCGATTGCGTTTGCGGTAGGCAGTTTGGGTCTTGGCGATGGCTTCGCGCTTCGCTTCGTAGTAGATAGACCAGCGCACCTTGGGGTCGATCGGGATGCATCTGACGCTCATGTTCGCATTGGGAAAACCCATTTTTTTGAGCCGATACTTTCGATTGCGCTCCCTGTTTGTTTTGCTGATCGATGGTTTTGGGAAGCTCGCAGGCTGCTTCGATCTCCATTTTTTCTGCGTGGCCAGGACCTTCTCGTGGTTTTTGCTTTTCCAATCTTCGGAATGGATGCGTAGGCACTCCACGCACTGCCCTGTGGATGCAAATCTCTCAGCCACGTGACCATGAGTGCACGCCTTCCCGGTTTGATACCGTGTGGCGCCTATTGCTCTGGCTCCCGCCCTAGATGTGGCCGCCAAGCGCATCATGCAGCCTTCGCCAGCGGCGTTGGGTTGGTGACTTTTTCTTCCAGCCATGCCGACCACTTTGCCATAGCTTCCTTCATCTGGGGTCCATATTCAGCGCGGTCGTAATGCTTAGACCCGGCATTTCCATTCTGAGCATGCTGCTGGATCAGGTCGCGCGTGAAGCGGTCCACGCCGGCTTCGTGCGCCCGGGACTTCCAGGTGCGGCGGATGTCGCGGCTCTGGAACGCCTGCAGGCTCTCACGCTCGCACAGGCGCTCGATCGCCTGCATGACGCTGCGGTGGTCCATCCGCTCGTCCGCCTTGGCTCCACGGGCCGGAAACAGGGCGCCGTCGCCGTGTATGGCAATCAGCAGCTCCAGGCTCGGCAGCACCGCGCTGGGCAGGGGGATGGTGTGCGGGAACTTGCGGCCCTTGGTCTTCTCCGCCGGCATGCGCCACTCGCCCGTCTTGAGGTTGATGTCGCGCCCGTCGATGCGCAGGGTTTCCTGCACGCGCTGGCCGCAGCCGACGAGCAGGCGGATGCACACGGCGAGCTCGGGGCTGAACCCTGGCGCGCCCGGGGCGGTGGCCGCCCAGACCGTCTGCAGCTCCAGGGCTGACAGGTTGCGGTCGCGCGTGCCGATCGCGCCGGCGTCCTTGGGTACCAGCGCGCCCGGGTTCGTGGTGATGCCCCAGTCCTGCCGGTGCTCCGCCGTGTAGTCGTTTGCCGACTTCATCGCCCAGTTGTACGCGCTGGCGATGTAGCTGCGGTGCTTGTCGGCGGCGCCGCGGTGGCCTGCTTTGTAGAAGCGCGCGAGGTACTTCACGATGTCCATGGGCTCGACGGCCGCTGGGTGCTTGTCCGCGCCCAGGGCGTCCGCTGCGTTGTTGCTGGCCAGCAGCAGGGCCCGCTCGACCTCCATCACGCTGACCCGGCCCTTGCTGCGCATGTGCGCCACGTAGGCCTCGAACATGCCGCGCACCGTGATCGCCTTGTCCTTCTTGGAGGGCGCGCGCGTCGCGGCGGGATCCTGGCCCTCGGCCACCTGGGTGAACGTCTTGCGGGCCAGCTCGCGCGCCTTCTCGGGCGGCATGTCGCTGCAGCGGCCGATCGTCATCTTGCGCTGGGTGCCGTCGGCAGCCCGGTACCGGACCACGTAGGTCTTGCGGCCGGTGGGCTTAATGCGCACGCCGAAGCCCTCCACCTCGCCGTCCCAAAGCCACACGTCGCTGTGCAGGTTTGCTTCGGCCTTGTCGACCATCGTCTTTGTGATTTTCTTGCTCATTCCCGCTGTCCTTGTTTTTGGTCGCTATTCATCCGGGGCGCTCTTGGGGCGCAGAAATCCGGCTGTTGGCGTGAGTTTGTGTGATCTGCTGGTGGTGCGTCAGTCCGGTAAGCCGCTGAAATCAGGCGTTATCCGGTGATCGCGTGCACTTCTGTGAGCCCTTAAATCCCGCCTACGAATCTGGGGGTCGGGAGTTCGAATCTCTCCGGGCGCGCCATCCTTTCTTCTCAAAAACCCCTGTAAACACAACGATAAACGCGCCGTCCGTTGCAGTCAACGAATCGGCGCGTCTGTGTGGTTTTGGAGCTGGGGCGCTCCTGGGGCGCAAACCGCTAGTGCATCTCGTGCTCGCGCTCCGCGACCTTCGGCGGCGCGGCGTCCGGCTCGATGACCTCCAGCCAGCATTCGAGGAAGTCGGCCTCTTGGCCTGCGCTGTAGTAGGTCTGCAGCGTTTGGCCCTCGGCCGCCCGGCAGCGCCAGACGTTCTCTTGCTCCGGGCCGGCTTGCTCTGCGTGCAAGAAGACGGTCACCACCTCCTTGCCCTGGTTCGGGCCCTTGCCCTCGCCATTGAAGGCCATACGGCCCCCGATGACGCGGCAGCGCTGCCCTGGTGCGTTGGGCGGGTTCACAGGTCGCCCACCCCGGGAACGTGCGTGGTGCAGCCTTCGCGCAGGTTGGCGGGCTGGGCGGCCCACTCGCGGTCGCTGATCTCGCGCCGAGCGGGCGCCGGCGGCGCTGGCTGGTGCCGTGCTGGCCACGCCTCGACGCGGTGGCCGGCGTTGCCCATGGCCAGCGGGTAGCGCGGAGCGCGCTCGATGCGCAGGCAGACGCCTTCGCGCTCTGCGTGGTCTGCAAGCTCCTGGGCCGCCAGGGCGTAGCGCTTGGCGCGCTGTTCTGGTGTGAGGCTCATGGTCAAGCCCCCGTGCTGCCAAAACCGCCGGCGCGCGCCGTTGGGCTCAGCTCATCAGCCCATTCAAACTCCACCTTCGGTGCGGGCTCCAGGCGAGCCTGGGCGATGCGGTCGCCGTGCTTCACGGTCCAGCGCTTGCGGCTGTCGTTGTGTAGGGCCACCATCACCTCCTGGCGGTAGTCGCTATCGATCTGGCCGACGCTGTTGGACAGGCGAACACTGTCCTTGAAGCCGTGCCCGCTGCGCGAGTAGATAGCCAGCACCCACCCTGGCGGCACCTCGACGGCGAGGCCGGTGCGCACGATCACCTGGTTGCCTGGGCTGACCGTGATGCTGGGCGGCTGGGCGACCCCGGCCTTGTCGGTCTTGCTCTCGCCCTCGATGATGCAGTAGATGTCGAAGTTGGCCGCGCCGGCAGTGCTGTACACGGGCTGCTGTGCGTCCGCGTGGAGCCTCTTGAGCAGGAGCTTCATTCCGTGGCTCCCGAAGCCTCGACGCCTGCTTCTTCGACCTTTGCGCCCGCCGAGATCATCTGGACGAGGTCTTCTTGGCTGGCGACGCGCACCTGGATCGTGCTGCGGGCGTGGTGGGCGACGGCCTGCGACGGCGTGGTGGCCTTGGTCAGGCGCTCTGTGCCGGTCTGGTCGGTGGTGAGGTAGATGCGTTTGCTCATGGTAGTTTGCTTGGTTGAAAAATTAATTTTAAGGCAAAAACGATCCGCTTGAGCAGCGGTGCTTCGCGAATATTTGCGGGCGGTTTGCCGTCCTTTGGCAGTGGGCACCACGCCACGAACGCGAAGCCGTAGGCGCCCTGCCAGTGGCCGGTGGTGCACGTGCCGCCGATGGTCTTCAGTAGCACCTTGGCGCCGGGGTGCGGGCATACCTCGTGGCGCCAGTACAGCTCGCCCGGTGGGGCTGCGATGTAGGTGGGGCCTGGGGTCATACCACCACCGTGACGCGGTCGGCCGCGCGAGTGATTCCGGTGTACAGGTGCTTCGCCGCGTCGTCCCGGAAGATGGCGCTCTCGTCGTAGAGGAACACGTTGTCCCACTGGCTGCCCTGGCTCTTATGCACCGTCAGGGCGTAGCCGTGGCAAAACTCGTCGGACTTCTTTTTCTCGCGCCAGTCCATGTCCTTGTCGGTGCCCATGAAAAACTCGGGCGCCACCGTCACGTCCACCGCCGGCGCCCTTTCGTCGTCCAGCGACGTGACCAGCATGTCGAGCTTGCCCTTGATGTAGGACACGCGCTTTGCTTCCCATAGGCCGCCGTTCAGCAGCCCCCTGTTGCGGTTGTTCTTCAGGCAGACGAGGCGGTCGCCCTCCACCGGGTGCCATGGCTCGTGCCGGCCGGTGATACCCTTGAGCTGCCGGATCCGCGTGTTGAACGACTGGCGGGTTTTGTTGGTGCCGCACAGCAGCTGGTCGGCCGCCATCACCAGCTCGCGCATTTCGTCCCGGCCGATGTCGCTGCGCCGGATGACGCGGCTGCTGCCGTACTGGCCTGGGGTGAGCCCGCGTCCCTCGCGCACGTCCATCGACATGCGGATGATCGGGTTCTCGGCCGCCTGCCGGTGCACCTCGGTGAGCATCACGTCCGGCCGGGCGTTGATGAAGAAGCCCTCGCCGCGCACGGGCGGGAGCTGCGCAGGGTCGCCCAGCACCAGGACGCGGGTGCCGAAGCTCAGAAGGTCGCGGGCCAGTTCCTCGCCCACCATCGACACCTCGTCGATGATGACGAGGCTCGAAATGCCCACGTCGCTGTCCTGGTTCAGGGTGAATTCGGTATGCCCCGTCTTTGGATCCTCGACGGGCTTGTAGATCATGCTGTGGATGGTGCTGGCGCCGTCGCAGCCCTTCTTGCGAAGGACGAGGCTCGCCTTGCCGGTGAACGCGCCGTACAGCACTGGTCCGCGCACGTCCTCAGCCATGCTCTTGGCCAGGGTGGTTTTGCCGCTGCCCGCGTAGCCGAACAGGCGGAACACCTGGGGGCCCCGCCTGTCAGCCAGCCATTCCTGCACCGCCTTGATGGCGGCGTCTTGTTGTGGACTCCAACTCATACGCTCCTTTGCTTTGCGGCTCCCGCCGCGTGGGCGGGGCGCTGGGCCCCGCCACGTCATCAGGCCACCAAGTCCTTGAGCGTCTTCGCGACGCGGAACTTCACCACCGTCGTGGCGGGCTTTTCGATCTTCTCGCCGGTGCGCGGGTTGCGCGCGGTGCGAGCGGCTTTCTTCACGGGTGTCAGCTTGCCGAGGCCGGGCAGCGTTACTTCGTCGCCGCCGCTCAGGGTGTTGCAGGCGATGGTTTCCATTGCTTCGAGCACCTGGGACACGGTGGTCTTTGTGTTGCCGGTGCTGCCGGCGATGCTTGCAATCAGTTCTGCTTTGTTCACGTCTATCTCCAATGGTGCCGGCGTGGGCGCGCGCCGGCGATCGCGTTTTACTTTCGGTACTGGCTCGTGCCGTTGACGGTGCGCGAGCTTTCCCACCTGTCGATGTCGGAGACGCGGTACAGGACTGCGCCTCCGAGCTTCACGAACGGCGGCCCGTTCGATGTGGACCGCCAGTTTTCCAGGGTGCGGACTGTGATCCGTCCACCCCAGCGCGCGGACAGTTCCTTGGTGGTCAGGAACTCCGCGACTTTCACCTCAGCCTGGGTCAATCAGAAAAAATCCTTGTCTGCTTCGGCCTGGGGTTGCTGCGAATCGTCTGCCGGGCCTGCCTGCATTTCTGGCTCAGGCGCCTGTGCTGGTTCGTCCGTTTTCTTGCTCACATTTTTTGCAGACTTGCTCGTTTCAGCGGCAGGTGCTGCCTGTTCCGTGGGCGCCGGTTCTGCGGAGGTTGCTGCTGGCGCCGTGGTGGCGGCCGGCTTTTCCTTGGCCGCTGCGGGCTTCGCGGCCTGGCGCTGGGTGGCCGCCGCCTGCTTCGCCGTCTCTGCCAGGGCTGCTGCTGCCGTCTTGGTGCCGTCGGCTTCGTCTTCCTGCTCCAGGGGGAACAGCTCGGATGCCGGGGTGCCGTCGCGCAGGCTGTTGTGGATGCCCGCGAGGTCCACCAGCTCGTCGAGCGTGACCTGATCCAGCTTGTGGCCCAGGTGCTTTTCCAGGCGCTCGGTGGTCACACCGTACTTCGAGAAGGCCTGGGCCATCTTGCGCACGCGGGCTTCGATCGGCTCGTCGTTCTTGCCGGCGATGGTCTTGCGGCATTCCTGCACCGCGTCTTCCACCAGCCATTTCGGCATCATGGCCAGGATCAAACCGCGGGCCTGCTTGCTGGCGACGTTGTTAATCTTCATGTCGATGTCGGCTTGGTCGCGCAGGGGCTTCGGGCCTTCCCGCGTGTCGCGCACGTGCATCACCGTGATCTGGCGCTTGTTGTAGTTGTTCTTCTCCATGTCCCAGGCGTAGATTTCCACCTCGGACTTTTTGTTGTCGCGCGACAGCTCGCGGTGACCGTACTGGAAGTTGCCGAACACCTGGGCGATCTGCTCGGCCATGCGGATGCTGGGCCCGCTGACCGTGCTGCCGCCCTGGGGCTTGGCGTAGAAGGCGACCGCCGCGAAGGCTGGCGACTTGCATGCCACCATCAATTCGGCGTGCGCGTCGTTGAGGTTGCGCGGGAAGCGCTTCGCCAGCGTCATCTGGCCCTGGGCTTCCGCAATCGCGCGTTCCTGCTCGATCGCGACCGCGCCGACGTTGGCCGTGCCCATGGCCGCGAGTGCGCGCCCTTGCGGGCCGAATGGTGCCGGCGAGCCGGCTTGGTTTTGCTGATGAACTACGAGGTCTTGCGTCATGGTTTCTCCTGTAAAGACTGGTGATTATGGGGCTTATTGGGTCTGAATAGTCAGCTCGCCGCGATCTACTCGCGTGACAATGAGCTGGAGTTTGCTGGCCTCTGCGCGCTTCTTGAATTCGGCCAGCGTCTCTGGGCTCAGGGCCTCGAAGCGATCGACGCAGCAGATGGCGAGGTCGCCGGCGCGGAGCTTCGCAATCTCGATCGCGATGTCCACTTGCTGTGCGGTGTTGAGCCGGTCGAACGGCACGCCGTCGCGCAGCACTTCGCCGTCCTTCACCTCAAGGCCTGGGATCGGCAGGCTGGCCAGCAGCTCGGATCGGTAGGCGTCGAGCCCAGCCAGCGCCGCGGTCTGGCGCTCCGCGTCGGCGCGCAGATCTTCCAGCTCGGCGTCCATCTGGCTGATGGTGGCCTTCGTCTGCTCGCGCTTCGCGAAGGCGTTCCGGTTGAGCCGGACGGCCGCGAGGGTTTCGTTGATGGGGCCGGCCTGCTCGGTGAACGTGTCCAGGGCCTTTTGGCGCACGCGGCCGGCCTTGCCCTCGGTGTCGGCCAGGGCGGCTTTCTCCGTGTCGAGTGCGGTCTGGCATTCGGCCTTGATGGCGTCGATCTTGGCCTGGGCTTCCTCACGGATCTTTTGCTGGCGGGCGTTGCTTTCCTCGCGCACGCCTTTGAGCTTGGCGTCGATGCGCGCCGTCTCGGCGTCGCGCGCGGTGCGCAGCTCGTCGACGCGCTGCAGCAGCACGTCCTCGTCGCCATCCACGCCGCCTGGGACTTCCGGCATGGCCAGCGTGAGCTGGTTGATCGTGGCTTCCTTTTCCTTGACCGCGCGGTTGGTGCCGGTGCGGTCTTCATAGACCAGCTTGTGCACCATCTCGATCATGGCCAGCCCGTGGGCGCCGGGCTGCATGTCAACGGGGATGCCGCTGATTTCGGTCAGGCGCGCGGGGTCCACCTCGATCGGCATGGCCTCCAGCAGCACCTTCACGCGGTCCTTCTTGGGCGCGTTCAGGAATTCGACCGGGTTCACGCTCAGCAGGTCGGTGAGGCCCTTGATGGTGTCCGACGGGCGGGGCACCTTCTTGCCGTCTTTGATGAGGTCCAGCGTGCTCTTGGTGGCGCTGACGTGCTTGTGCAGCTCGGTGCCATCGTCGAGCACCAGGACGATCTCGCCCTTGTCCGCGCCCTTGCGCAGCAGGGTGGCGTCGTGCCCGCCCTGCGTGCCGGCCTTGATGGCTTCGAGGATGCTGGTCTTGCCGAGCCCGTTGTCGCCGCTGATTTCGGTCAGGGTGCCGCCTGGGGCCATCTCGAATTCTTCGAGCCCGAGGATGTTGCTGATGCGTACGTAGGAGATTTTCATTTTGGTCAGTCTTCGGTGGTTTCGGTCAGGGGGCCGCTGGTCAGGCGGGTGATGATCAGCAGGTCGGCGGCCGACATGCGGCGCTCCGGCAGGCTGTTGCGGATGCCGCCCTCGTCTTCGAGCAGCACGTGTAGGCCCTGGCTTGTGTGCTCGCGGTAGAGTGCGTTGGCGCGCTCGGTTTTGCCGCTGCCAGCAGCGCCTTTCAGCCTGATGGTTTTCACTGCTGGGTTTCCTTGCCGATGGCTTTTTTGATCAGTTGATAGGTCATCGGCGCGCGGCTGCCGCCCTTCGGGTTTCGCCAGTCAGGCGTCTCCCAGTCCATGGCGTCGCAGATCTCCGTCCAGCTATCGACGAGGCCGCGCCAGGCATCCGAAAGGCTGCGCAATTTCACTAGGTTGGATGCCAGCTCGGGCACCTGCTCCAGCAAAAGTCGGCAGCGGCGGAAATCGTCGGGGTCGTACGGGTGGGCCGTGCTCGCCTTTGGCCAGCTACCGTCCCTGGTGCATTTCACGCCGGTGAGGTGCTCGAACATCGCCTCGCTGCTCATGCCGCGCTCACCGGTCGCGAGCCATCGCTGGGCGTCCTGCGAAAGGCCTGGGCGCGTGACCTTCTCCTGGGCAATCGCGCCGGCCACCAGCCGCTGGCGCAGCTTGTCCAGCGCCTCGCGCGGGCCGACCGCAAACGTTGCGCCAGCCATCCGGGCGACGTCCGGGTTCATGACCGCGTCCCGGCCGCAAACCTTGGACACCTTGCTGAGCCAGTCCATCTCTTGCGGGCCGAAGCCCAGCACCACCGTGGTGCCCGGTTCCACGCCTGTTTCCAGCCTTGTGTTGTCGCTCATACCGCCTCCATTTCGTAAAGTTTGCGCATCTCAAAATCCGGCAGCCGGGCGTCGAGGACGGCGCCGCGGTCCATGCCGGGCCATGTGTTGGTGCTCAGGCACTCCAGCAGCAGCGTCTCGTCGCGCTGGTACAAAAGCCGCCCGAGCTGGATCTGGTCTTCGCTGAGGATGTGCACCGCCACGTCAAACGGGCGGTACTTCTGCGCCGCGATGAACGCGAAGCCCCGGGGCGCGTCGCTGCCGTAGAGGGCGCGCAGGATGTCGAGGTACCACGCGGCCTGGACGTGGTACCGGCGCTGGCTGATGGTGCGCCCGAAGCCCGCGGCGCTGACGTCGTCGGTGGTCTTGAGGTCCAGCACGAACGCGCCGTTGTAGGTGATCGCGTCGGTGCGGCACTTGCGCAGGACGCCGGTGGGCCCTGGCACAAAAAACGACTGCTCGACGCTGGCGCCCATCAACAGCGGGCCGGCCGTGTGGTGGTTGTTCACCGCCTGCAGCATGCGCAGCATGTTCTTGTAGTCGTTGGCGGGCAGGGCGATCTTGCCGGCCATCGTCTGGTTGTGCGCCGCCTCCAGCACCGCCATGATCGGGATCGTCGGGTCTTCCTCCTGGAGCAACCGGATCAATTCGGGCTTGCTGCCGCGGGCGGGCAGGTTGCGCGCATTCAGTGCCTGCTTGAGGTCGTCGATCGTGTTCAGCGCCCCGGGGTGGGCGCTCTTGTCGAAGCCGACGGCGTAGGTCTGCTCGAACGTCCCGGGCTCCAGCACCAGCTTGTGGGTGCCGTCGCCGACTGCAAACGCGTGCTTGTACTCGCGCGGCTCGCGGTCTGGGTTTTCGTACTGGTCCCAGTAGTTGAGCGGGCTGATCGCGATCGCGTCGAGCTTGGACTTCGAGATCCCGGGGCCTTCGTGGTACTGCTCGTTGGTCAGGTCGAGCATGCCGACCTCGTGCGGTACCAGCACACCTTCTGCGTCCGGGTAGAGAAATTGGGCCGTCATCGGCCGCACCTTGAGTGAATCATGGTGGCTCCTTTGAATAACAATTTTGTTTGAACTTGGTTGGTATGCAATAGAGGCGCTGCGAAACTCCCGCTTCCTCCGTCTGTTGCACGCTTTTACTATACAATAATTTTGCTGCATCGCTTTTTGTTGCGGTACACTTGTCGAAATTATTTTTTTGGAACCCGAAATGACTACCTTTGCTCAAGAGCACAAGCGTCGCCTGACTGCGCTGGAAGCCCGCGCCAAGGCGGCGGGCTCGAACATCACCCAGGTCTGCAAGGCCACCGGCATCGCCCGTGCCACCTACGAACGCTGGGTTGAACGGTCGCCCCAAACGATCACCAAGCTCGACGAGCTGGAGGCCGAGGTGTCGCGCCTGGAGGCTGTCGCCGCCACGCCGCCCGCATCCGAGGTGGGCCTGGTCAACCCCGGGGCGCCCGCCTGATGTCTCAGTCGCGTACCGGCTCCATGGTGGAGTCGCTCGTCAATGTGCTGGTCGGGTACGGGGTCGCCGTGGGCGCCCAGGTGGCCATCTTCCCGCTGTTCGGAGTGAGCCTTCCGCTCGCTGACAACATGCTGATCGCCGTCCTGTTCACCGTGGTGAGCCTGGTCCGGTCGTACCTGCTGCGCCGCCTGTTCAACCGCTTCCATTGACCTCAACCTGCGGGGCCCGGCTTCCTACTCGTGCCGGGCTTTTTTCATGACAATTCAACAACCTGCAAACCGCCCGGCGGCGGCCGCCGCTGCCCTGCCTGTCGTCACCCTGCGTGACTACCAGGAGGACTTCGTGCACGACGTGCGCGTCGCCTACCGGGAGGGCGCAAAGTCCGTCATCCTGGTGGCTGCCACCGGCGCCGGCAAAACCGTCGTGTTCAGCTACATCGCGCGCGGCGCTGCCACCAAAGGCAAGCGCGTTCTGATCCTGGCCCACCGGGATACCCTGATAAAACAGGCCAGCCGCAAGCTGAACGACTACGGCGTGGCCCACGGCATCATCATGGCCGGCTTCACCCCAAGCCCGCGCCGTCTGGTGCAGGTGGCCAGCGTGCAAACGCTGGTGCGCCGTCTCAAGCAGATGGAGGCGCGCGGCGAGTCCTTCGACATGATCATCATCGACGAGGCCCACCTGTCGGCCGCCAAGTCGTACATGGACATTCGCGCCGCGTTCCCCGACGCCGTGGTGCTCGGTGTCACGGGCTCTCCCATCCGGCTGGATGGCAAGGGCCTGGGCGCTGGTGCTGGCGGCATGTTCCAGGTGCTGGTGCAGGGGATCAGCATCAAGCAGTTGATCGAGCAGGCCTATCTTGTGAAGCCGGCCGTCTATGCCTCGAAGGAGCAGGTGGATCTCGCTGGCGTGAAAAAGGTCGGGGGCGACTACGACTCCGACGCGCTCGCGAAGGTCATGGACAAGCCGAAAATCACCGGCAACGCGATCGAGCACTGGCGCAAAATCTGCCCGGGTGTTCCCGCCGTTGCCTGGTGCGCGAACGTCGCCCACGCAAAGCACGTCGCCGACGAGTTCAACGCGGCCGGCATCCCGGCGCTGGCGCTGTCCGGCGACAGCACGCCCGACGACCGCGACCGCGCGCTCAAGGCCTTGGAGCTGGGCACCCTCAAGATCATCACCTTCGCCATGCTGCTGGTGGAAGGCGTGGACTGTCCGGCCATTGGTGCCGTGATACTGCTACGCCCCACCATGTCGCTGTCGTCCTACCTGCAGGTGATCGGGCGCGGCCTACGCACGATCTACGCGCCCGGCATGCCCCTGGGCAACGCGGAGCAGCGCTTCGCCGCCATCGCGGCCGGCCCCAAGGGTGGGAAGTGCTTCGTGCTCGACCACGCCGGCCTCACGTTTAAGCACGGCTTTGCGGACGAGGAACGCGAGTGGTCGCTGGATGGCGTCACCAAGGTCAAAGGCAAAAAGAAGGCCGACGAGCAGCCCTTGCCGATCGCGCAATGCCCGAAGTGCTACCTGTGCCACGAGCCGGCGCCGTCGTGCCCTGGCTGCGGGCATGTGTACGAGGCCAAGGTCCGAAAGATTGAGTACGCCGAGGGCGAGCTGACGGAAATCACCGCCGACATGGCGCTGCGGATGAAGAACCAGCGGCACGCCGAAGTGCGGGGCGCCAAGACCATTGAGGACTTGGAGCGCATCGCCGCGCAGCGCGGCTACTCGCCCGGATGGGCTCGCGCGACGTTCAACGCGCGCGCCAAGGCCCGGGAGAAATACGCGGGAATGTCACGCCGCTAATCGTGACGCAACAATTTCAATTCACCAGGAGAGTTCATGGCTTCCGTCAACAAAGTGATCATCGTCGGCAATCTCGGCCGCGATCCCGAAATCAAAACCTTCCCGTCGGGTGACAAGGTGGCAAACGTCACCATCGCCACCACCGACCGCTGGAAGGACAAGCAGTCCGGCGAAATGAAGGAAGCCACCGAGTGGCACCGCGTCGTCTTCAACGGCAAGCTGGCCGACGTGGCAGGCCAGTACCTGCGCAAGGGCTCGCAGGTGTATGTCGAAGGCTCGCTGAAAACGCGCAAGTGGACGGACGCTGCGGGCGTCGAAAAGTACGCCACCGAGATCCGCGCGGACCAGATGCAGATGCTGGGCAGCAAGCAATCCGGCGGCGGCGACTCTGGCGCTGCTCCTGCTCCTGCACCGCGCGCTGCTGCCCCTGCCGCTGCCCGCCCGCCTGCTGGTGCTCCACGCCAGGCGGGTGGCTTCGACGACATGGACGACGACATTCCGTTCTGATCATGGCCTTCTTGCACCACGACGACCACGACGCGCTCACATTCCATCCGCCCGCGGCGGATGGGAGCAAGCCGTCCAACCCAAAGGACGCCATCGGCATCCGCAAGGCTCCCATGTCCACCGTCTCGGCCGCCGTCCTGGCGGAGGTCGGCGTGGCCATGCTGGAGGGCGCAGCCAAATACGGCCGCCACAACTACCGGGCCGTGGGCGTGCAGTCTTCGGTCTACTACGACGCCACCATGCGCCACCTGATGGACTGGTGGGAGGGTGTCGATATCGATCCCGAATCCGGCATGCACCACGTCACCAAGGCGATCACCTCGCTGGTGGTTCTGCGTGACGCCATGATCCAGGGCATGCTGACCGATGACCGCCCCCCCAGCTCGCCAGAGTTCTACCCGCGCCTGAACGCGCTTGCTGGCGCGATCCTGGATCGCCACGCCGACAAGGCGCCGCGCCACTTCACCATCGCGGACCCTGTGCCCCGCGCAAAGCCCGATGGCCGCTGAGTCAACCGTCCAGCGCAACGTCTGGCTCGCCCTGGCGCGCCGGGCGCTCGCTCGAGTGACGCTGTTCCGCGCGAACTCGGGCAAGGCCTGGCTGTCCGGCGGTGGCCGGGTTGAGGTGGACGCCCGCGGCACCGCGCACGTTCCCTTCGCCCGCCCGGTCGCCCTGGGGCTCGCCCTCACGAACGGTGACACCGTACCAGGCCTCGCTGACCTGGCTGGGTGGACCGACGTGGTGGTCACGCCTGAAATGGTCGGCCGGCGCTTGCCCGTCTTCACCGTCATCGAAACGAAAGAATCGGGCGGTGGCCACCGGCGCACGAACCAGATCAACTTCGTGCAGCAGGTGCAAAAAGCCGGCGGTATTGCTGGGTTTGCTGCATCCGAGGCGCAGGCCAACGAGATTATTGATGCATGGCTCGCCGGCCGGACGCCGGATCCGCTGTAAGATGCCAGCTCACTCAAATGCACGGCAATCACGGCGCGACTCATCGGCCGTGGTGCCATCCTGTTAAGGGCTAGGACCGGGTAGCTCCCGGTCTAAAAAGGCGCGCGCAGTCCTCCCCCCTGTGCGCGCCGCCCACCATTTTTTCACCCGGGGGAGGCGCAGCGGGGGAGGCTTGTGTTGCTGAATTTTTCCAGGGGCGTCTATGCATGACGCCAATCCAGAACGTGTTCGTGCTGCCCTCAGCCATCTGTCACCCGAAACCCGGGCTGTCTGGGTTCGGCAGGCCATGGCCATCAAATCCGAGTTTGGCGAGGATGGCTTTGAAATCTGGGACCAGTGGTCTTCGCTGAGTAAAGCCTACCGCGCCATCGATGCGCGCGATGTCTGGAAATCCGTAAAGGCCGGCAAGGGCATCACCATTGCGTCGTTGTTCTACGACGCAAAGCAGGCGGGCTGGAAGGACGACACCACCCACAAGAAGCCGTCGGCCGCTGAAATTGAACAACGCCGCAAGGCGCGCGCCGAGCGTGATGCGCTGGCCGCGCAGCAGGAGCTGGCCGCCCAAGAGGCCGCAGCCCTGAAGGCGCAGGAGCTGTGGGCCGCTGCCGCGCCGTGCGACGACCATGCCTACCTGGAGCGCAAGGGCGTGCAGTCGCATGGCCTGCGCTACGGGCGCTTTGAAATCGAGAAGGTGGACGGCGAGACTGGCGAGGTGACGGTCATCGGCCTGCAGGCGCTGCTGATGCCGATCATGGATCGCAGCCGGAAAATCTGGACGCTCCAGGCGTTCAGCTCGAAGCCCGACGGCCGCAAGTCTCTGCTCAAGAGCGGCCGTAAGTCCGGCAACTTCTTTGTCATCGGCAAGAAGCCGGCGCAAGTGGACGGCCGCCCGGTGTTCATCCTGGCCGAGGGCTACGCCACCGGCGCGAGCGTGCATGAGGCCACTGGCCACATGGTCATGGTGTGCGTGGACGCTGGCAACCTGCGCAACGTCGCGCGCCAGCTCCGCGAGCGTGCGCCTGGTGCCATCCTGGTGGTGGCCGCCGACAACGACACCGCCACCGAGGGCAACCCGGGGCTCGCCGAGGCCAACAAGGCAGCGAAGGAGTCGGGCTGTCTCGTGGCCTTTCCGCCCGCCGGCGGCGACTTCAACGATATGGCTGTGGCCGAGGGTCTTCCCGCTGTCGCGGAGCAGATCGAGCTCGCGCTGGTCAGCGCCACCGTCCAACCGCCTGCGCCTGCGCCGGCTTCGGAGCCTGAGCCCGAGCACCAGGACGCGGCGCTCGACGAGCAGCCCGCCATGCCTGTTCCCAACGAGGAATTCGACAGCATCGATGCCGGCGCGCACTTCGTGGTCCTGGGCTACGACGGCGACGACTACTGGTTCTTTCACCGGGCGAAGCAGCAGGTGATCTCGCGCACGCGCTCGACGTTCAGCTCGGATACCGGCTTCGTTGAGCTGGCCCCGATGAACTGGTGGGAAATGTATTTCTCCGCCCCGGGCAAGGCTGGCGGCATCAACAAGGCGGCGGCCTTCGAGTGGCTGATCGCCCTGGCCCACGCGCGCGGCATCTACGACCCGCGCCGGGTGCGCGGCCGCGGCGCCTGGAACGACAAGGGCCGGGTGGTTTTCCACCACGGCGACCACCTGTCCGTCGATGGCGCGCGCGTGGAGATCTCCGGCATGACGGGCTCGTCCTGGGTGTACCCCATGTCGAAGTCGATGCCAGCGCCAGCACCGGACCCCGTCACCGACGAGGAAGGCCTGCACCTGCTGAACGTCGCCAAGCTGGCGAAGTGGGCCCGCCCTGGATCCGCGCCGCTGCTGGCCGGCTGGGTGTTCCTGTCGCCCATCTGCGGGGCCCTGCCATGGCGCCCCCACATCTGGATCACCGGCGCCGCGGGCTCTGGCAAGTCCACGCTGTACGAGGAATACGCGCAGGCGCTGCTGGAGGGCATCTCCGAGCCGCTGGCCGGCGATTCCACCGAGCCCGGCATTCGTCAATCGGTCGGCGCCGACGCGGTGCCCATCCTGATCGACGAGTTCGAGCCCAACGATGAAGCCGACCGCAAGCGGATGAAGTCCATCCTCACCACGGTGCGCCAGTCGTCGACGGAAACGTCGGCGCAGACGGCCAAGGGCACCATCTCGGGCAGCGGCATGCGCTTTCACGTGCGCTCGATGTTCTGCCTTGCGTCCATCAACACGATGCTCGACAAGGACAGCGATCGCTCGCGCATCACGCCCCTGGTGCTGCGCCCGCCGGTGAAAACGGACACGGTTGATGCCCAGTGGGCGCAGCTCGAGGAGGAGCTCCATAAGATCAAGCGCGCCGGCACCTGGCCCGCTCGCCTGCTGGCCCGCTCGTTGTCCATGCTGCCGACGATCATCGCGAACGTGGAGGTGTTCTGCAAAGCCGGCGCCCTTCGCTTCGGGACGCAGCGCATGGGCGACCAGTACGGCACGCTGCTGGCGGGCGCCTGGTGCCTGACGAGCCGCAAGGTGGCCACCGAGGCGGAGGCCCTGGCCATGATCGACAGCTTCGATTGGTCGGACCACAAGGATTCGGGCGACGGCCTGGACGACCCGGCGAAGGCGCTGGCCTCGGTGATGGAGGCCAAGATTCGGGTGTCCAACAACGACATCACCGTCTACGAAATGCTGGCCGCCGCGTCCGGCCGCGCCGTCGGCTCTGGCACGCTGGAGGTCGATCTGTGTGTGGACGTGCTGCGCCGCAACGGGATTCGCATCAAGGGCACCGAGGCGCTGTTCGGCACGGGCAGCAAGAGCCTGCGCAAGCTGGTCGAGGACACGGCCTATGCGACCGACCTTCGCGGGCAGCTCCTGCGCGTACAGGGCGCCAACGTGGCGGGCAACCAGACGTTCAAGTTTGCCGGCGTGACCTCGAAGGTGGTGGCCATCCCGCTGTCGCACATCCTGGGCGATGACGAGCCGCCGATCTGATGCCTGCGCCACAACGAGAAAGCCGCCTCATTGGCGGCTTTTTTGCGTCTGGGCCGGCTACCTCATGAGGCCGTCAAAAAAGCCCGCTGTGGGCCCCTTGGCGGCCTTGCGCGCCCTGGTGCGGCCGCCGTTGATGGTGTGCTTGATCCGGCGCTTTTCGTTCCGCCGGCGCTCGGCTTCGAGCTGGCTGTTTGTGAAGTCCGGCCGGGGGGCGTCCTTGCCGGGTCCGGCCTTGTAGATCGCACCCTCGCGACCGCCTGGCTGCCCGATGCGACGCTCCCAGCCGTCGATGTGCAGCATGCCGGGCTTCTTGCGCAGACGCCGCACGGCGGCATCGACGGCCAGGACGGTCACGCCCAGGCGCTTCGCCATGTTGGCCACGGTGGCGCGCCCGCCGTCCTCCATGAGGCTCATCACGCGCTCGCCCGTGCTGCCGCCCTCGGCGTCCGGCTCGGGCCCCGGCCCATACATGGCCACTCCGCCAGCCCAGTCGGCAATGCGGATGTACTTCGTGCCGTGGGCGCGCGCGCGGCGCAGGCAGGTGCGCAAGGTGCTGCCCTGAAGCGACAGGGCCGACGCAAGCTGTTTCGCTGTCATCGGCCCGTGCTTGCGCGTGAGTGAAATGATCGCCGCGCGGCTCAACCCCGGATCTCCCGGTGGTCTGCGGCGCGCATCTCGTTCTGGTACGCAATGCGCCAAGACGCCGGCAGGACGCCGGTTTTCACCAGGTGGGCCAGCACTTCCTTGTTGTCATAGACGCGGTACGGCGTGCCCCACTGAATGGCGGTCTGGTTGGTGATCTTGCGCAGCGACAGCGGGTATTTCTTGCGCCAGCCGATGCTGACGCGTGGCTTTTTCGGCCACTTAAACGGCGTGCTGCCGCCGCGGCTGGTGGTGCCCGACGTGGAAATGTCGAACCAGCGCTGGCCGTCCCAGTAGCGCACGGTGTGCACCTTGGATGTGTTGATGCGCGTCATGTAGACGTCGGGCTTTGGCGGCTTGGTGGCCAGCCAGCTATAGTCGATCCTGCTCATGTCGAGCCTCCTTCTGTGTCGTCGGGTGGTAGGTGGGTGATGGTGGGGGTGGTGGTG